CGGAACAACATGGCTTAGTGAGAATGCTTCGATCGCTTTGTTATATGGATCTTTGATAGAAGCGTACATCTTTATGAAGGGTGAGCCCGACATGATGGCGCTATACGAGAAACGGTTTACAGAAGCGATTTCTGGAATGAAAATGTTGGGTGAGGCTAAAGAAGTAACGGATGAATACCGTACTGGACAAGTCATAAGGCCTAAACAATGAATGATTTAGGATTAGGTAATGTTCCAACTTTCAACGTGGACGTACACACCACTAATGGAAGGGGCTTTACACCAGAGGAGATTGCGCAGAGGTGTGCTAATAAGATTATAGCCATTTCTGATGACGCAAACCCTGCAATTAGGGCGCAAGCTCACGCTTTTCGAGAAGAGTTAGTTAAAACTCTCGTCTTTTACATGCGTGAGGCTGTTGAGTCTGATAGAACTACTGTGTATAACGCTTTAACCGACGCAGGCCAAACAGAGCTTGCTAAACATATAAGGAGACTGTAACCATGGCTTTCAACGGAAACTTCATGTGTACATCGTTCAAAAAAGAATTGCTGTATGGTGCTCACGATTTCGACGCCTCAAGTGGCGATACATTTAAAATTGCGCTTTATACAAATTCGGCAACGCTTAATGCGTCTACGACGGCGTATGCTAACACTAACGAAGTTAGTGGAACTAACTACTCGGCAGGTGGCCAAGCATTAACACCTGTAGACCCTACTTCTTCAGGCACTACAGCCCTGACTGATTTTACTGACGAGACGTGGTCCAGCGCCACCATTACGGCTCGAGGTGCGTTGATTTACAACACTACTCCGAATACGACGTCTATCTCTCTAACCAATCCAGCCGTAATTGTTCTGGATTTTGGTGGCGATAAGACCTCTACCAACGGAAACTTTACGGTAGTGTTCCCAACGGCTGATGCCAGCAATGCGATTATTCGGATAGCGTAATGGCTGATGTAACCGTCTACTTTCAAGGCTGGAATTCTGTCAGCCAAGGTTGGGGCGGGGGTCCTTGGGGCCAGAATGAAGCACTTCCCGCCGCGTCGGGGGGTGTGGGCACAGTCAGTGTCATTGCGAAGGCCAATGTCCTCGTCACGGGATTATCATCAACCGCCAGTGTTGGTGGCGTTACTGTTACCGCAGATGCAAACGCAAGCGTTACAGGTTTAGCGGGAACTAGCGCGGTGGGTGCGGTTACCGTAGATGCCGCCGCTAATGTTCCTATTACAGGTTTAGCCGCAACTGGAAGTGTTGGTGGCGTTACTGTAGTAGCAACCGCAAACGTTTATCCGACAGGTGTTACTGCCACAGGCGTAGTGGGCACCCCCACCGTCGTTGCAGATTCAAACTTAAGTGTAACGGGCGTCGTAGGCACTGGAAGTGTTGGCGCGGTAACGACATCTACTGGACAAACCATTTTAGTTACGGGTGTTCAGGCAGCAGGACAAGTAGGTAGCGTCACCGTTATTTCTGACGCTATCGTTAATGTAACAGGAGTCAATGCAACTGGAGTTGTTGGACAAGTGCTGGTTTATGGACGTATTGTGCCGAGTCAAGATCCGAACTATACTGATATTACACCAAGTCAAAATCCAACTTGGAATGCAGAAGTGCCAAACCAGAGTGCTAATTGGACAAAAATAGCAGCGTGAGGAATTAAAGATGCCCAGTACATATACAGTCAACCTTGGTATTGAGAAGCCCGCTACGGGTGAACAATCAGGAACGTGGGGCGACACAGTTAATGACAACTCTAATATATTAGACGAGGCTATTAACGGTGTAGTTACAATCACGTTGTCCTCTAAAGGGTCTTCGGGATCACCTAATACCATTGCTATTACTAATGGGGCGTCCTCTACGGGCCGTAATAAATGGATTGAGTTTGCTGATGGTGGCGATCTAGGTGGTGCCGCGTATGTGCAACTTACGCCTAATGACGCTGAAAAAATATGTTTTATCCGAAACAGTCTTAGTTCAAGTCGATCTGTCTTTCTTTTCCAAGGTAACTATAACGCTAGTAACGACATTGAGATCGCTGCGGGCACCGACGTGTTGGTTAAGTTTAGCGGCACAGGCACAGGCGCTACGGTAGTAAACGTATACGCCAATCTGAAAGTTGACGGTATTGTTGCGACAACTGCTGACATTAATGGTGGAACAATAGATGCCACTGTAATCGGTGGGTCAACCGCGGCGGCTGTCACGGGTACCACTGTTGTGGCTAACACCAGCGTTAATATTGCGGGTGACGGTGCGACGGTAACGGGCATTAAAGACGAAGATAACATGGCGTCAAACAGCGCCACAAAATTAGCTACTCAACAGTCTATTAAGGCGTATGTGGATAGCCAAGTAGGGACTGTTGACACGCTGGCTGAAATTCTTGCTAACGGTAATACCACGGGTTCAACCGATATTGAAGTAACGACTGCCCAAAAGGTTCAGTTCCGCGATGCAGCTATATACATTAACTCTAGTGTTGACGGACAGCTTGATATTGTTGCAGACACTGAAATTCAAATTTCGGCGACCACGATTGACATTAATGGTGCAATTAACGCCAGCGGCGAGATTATTGCAGCTAGCTTAGACATTAGTGGCAACGTCGACATTGACGGCACAACTAATTTAGACGTGGTAGATGTAGACGGTGCTGTTAACTTTGCGGCAGACGTAACCTTTGCAGATGGCGCGGACATAATTACCGCTTCAGCAGGCACATCTAACTTACGTTTAGGTGTTAACGCGGGTAACTCTATTGTATCTGGTGGTATAGACAATACACTTATTGGTGATGAAGCTGGCACTTCTTTTACTACAGGTGACTACAATACCGCCATTGGCTTTAACTCATTATCCTCAGATACAGCAGGAAGCAGGGCTGTTGCTATAGGCTTTGAGGCATTACGTGACCAGAACTTCACATCAGATACATCATCTTACAACATCGGCATTGGGTTTAATGCGGGTCATTTTGTAACGACAGGCACTAACAACACCCTAGTAGGTGGGCTAAGTGGCGATGCCATAACAACAGGCAGTAATAATACTGCTGTAGGTACTTCCTCATTGTCAGCTAACACTACAGGCACTGTTAATACAGCAGTAGGTCATGGTGCTTTAGATGCAAATACAACAGCAAGTTATAACACAGGTATCGGTAGAGATGCTTTAGGGGCTAACACTACAGGTGCCTCTAATACTGCGGTAGGTGAAGGTGCATTAGATGCAAATACCACAGCAAGCGATAACACAGCAGTTGGTAGGGATGCTCTAGGTTCTAACACCACAGGCACACGCAACACAGCCATTGGGTTTGAGTCATTAACGCTTAGCACCACAGGTAGTTACAACGCTGCTGGAGGCTGGAAGGCTTTAAGGGCAAACACAACTGGTGAAGGTAATACCTCATTCGGTGATGGTAGTATGCAGTTTAACACTACTGGCGATGAAAACTCCGCATTTGGTCAAGGTGCTTTAGCAGCTAACACAACTGGCTCTAATAACGTAGCATCGGGACAGGGGGCTTTAGGCGCAAACACTACAGCTAGTAATAATACGGCTTCTGGTTTTCGTGCGCTAAGGTATAACACTACAGGTGGCAATAACACTGCTAGTGGAATGTATGCTTTAACATCGAATACTACAGCAGTTAATAACACTGCTAGTGGATACGCATCCTTGTATGCCAACACAACAGGCGTAAGCAATTCAGCGTATGGTTATGCATCCTTATACAATAACACCACAGGAACTAACAACACTGTCTCTGGTGCTAGTGCGTTACAGGCTAACACCACAGGCTCCTATAACACTGCTACGGGTTACGGCTCTTTAACAGCCAATACTACTGCAAGCTACAACGATGGTTTCGGTAGATACTCTCTAAAGGAAAATACCACTGGTCAGCAGAACGTAGCTATTGGTGGCGATGCTTTAAGGGCCAACACCACAGCCAGCTATAACACGGCGGTTGGTTATGCTGCTTTAACCACTAATACCACAGGTGCCAACAACGTAGCCTTGGGCTGGAAGGCTTTAAGGAATAACACCACAGGTTCCAACCTTGTTGCCATAGGAAAGGGCGCTTTACAAGTTAACACTACAGCTAACCAGAATACTGCGATTGGTGATTTATCAATGCAGGCCACAACCACAGGCCAAGAAAACACAGCCGTAGGTAGAGCTTCCATGTACTCTAATACTACGGGTATCTTTAACGTAGCGGTTGGTACAGATGCTTTAGGTCTTAATACTACAGCGGCTAACAATACTGCTGTTGGTAAGGCTGCACTGTATGCTAACACCACAGGCGGCAGCAGTGTTGGTATAGGCTATGAAGCCCTTAAAGCTAACACTACGGGTAATGAAAACACTGCCGTGGGTATGAGGGCATTGCTATCTAACACCACGGGAACTAATAACATAGCTGTAGGCGCTAACTCCTTACGTACTAACGCTACAGGAAGCTCAAACACAGCGGTAGGTAATGGCTCTCAGTTCGCTTCAACAGGCTCTAATAATATCAGTATGGGTGTAAACTCCCTGAGGTTTAATACTTCTGGAGGCTCTAACGTGGCTATTGGCGTGAGTGCTATGCAGGCTAACACCACAGGCCAAAACAACACAGCAACTGGCTATCAGGCTTTGACTGCTAACACCACAGGCCAGCACAACACAGCTTATGGTATGGGTGCTTTAGACTCAAACACCACAGGAAATGGTAATACTGCTGTTGGTAGACTTGCATTGGATTTCAACACCACTGCCGAGTCGAACACCGCTATCGGGTATTTAGCCATGAGGTATAACACTACTGGTGTTAATAACACTTCTTGTGGATACGGAGCGTTATACAGCAACACCACTGCCAGTTTTAACGTAGCTGTTGGATTTAACTCCCTGCATAATAGTACGACTGGAACGGGTAATGGTGCATTCGGCTATCAAGCCCTGCATACTAGTACGACTGCTACCCAAAACACTGCTGTTGGTACTAACTCCCTTTATGCTAACACCACCGGTTCTTATAATACTGCTAGTGGTAGAGATTCACTGAGGTCGAACACCACCGGCCAAGAGAATGTTGCAGTAGGCTACCAAGCATTAAGAGCTAACACCACATCTAACGCTAACACAGCAGTAGGGTATAATGCTTTACTTGTTGCTACAGCAGATAACAATACGGCTGTTGGTAAAGAGTCTTTAAAATCTGCTACCTCTGGCACTCAGAATACAGCTATAGGTAGAGAGTCTTTAAAATCTGTCGTTACAGGTAGCTCCAATACAGCTATTGGTTACCACGCTGGATATTCTCAAGCTGGTAGTTCTGCGGGTGGGGTGTTTTTAGGACATCAAGCTGGTTACAGCGAGAACGGTACAAACGTTCTGTATATATCACGGAGCACGGCAGGCGCCGGTAATAATGGCACTTGGATTTATGGTCATTCAGATGGTAAGTGTATTCAAGGAAACAACTCTACATCTTGGAGTCAAGCTTCTGATGAAAGAATAAAGAAAAACATTACAAATAGTGCAAAAGGTTTAACAAAAATTAATGAACTTCAAGTTAGAAACTTTGAATACAAAACTGAAGCAGAAATTAAATCAGCACTTGGTAATGACACTTTAATTAAAGGTATTTATACAAATGCTGGAACACAAACTGGTTTAATTGCTCAAGAAGTAGAAGCTGTTTTACCTGAAGCGGTCACTGAACTAAATTCAGGAAAGAAAACAATACAAACAGACCCAATATTCTGGTCAATGGTCAAAGCAATCCAAGAATTATCAACCCAAAACGTAGCACTCGCTGCACGTATAGCAGCACTAGAGGAATAAAAAGATGGACGAATTAACAGCAGTAGAAATCGCAGCACACTACGCAGCTTGTGGTGACTCAGTAGCCCTAATCAATGCAGGTAAGCCAGCCGATATGGAAGACGCAGATTGGACTGATACCCTAGCACGTAACAAGGAACATTTAACCTTGATGCTAGCTAAGGACTATTGGACTACCGAAGATATGACCGCTATTACAGCAGCCGCAGCATAACCTAAAGAGGACTTACCAATGGGCAAGAAACAAACCACCCCCATTACAGTAAACGATGTTGAATACAAGTACGAAGAGATGACACCAGAGCAACAGGCAATGGTCAATCACTGTGCAGATCTTGATCGTAAGATCGGATCAACACAGTTCAATCTTGACCAACTAGCAGTGGGCAAAGAAGCATTCGTTAATATGCTTTCGCAGTCACTAACACTTGTGCCAGAAGAAGCTGCCTAATGCGTAAGGCGATATGGTTAGTCTTGCTACTACCTGCGTTGGCTCATGCCGAGCCTATTGTGACTGACTCTACAACAAAGAGTACAGTCCATACGACAGGTAGTGTCACTACCACACTTAAGTCGCCTCCACCATCTGCTATATCACCATCGCTTGGTGGCAGTAATTCTGACTCCTGCACCGTCGGAGTGGCAGGGGCCGTACAGACGCAGATATTGGGTATTTCAGCAGGCACTACAACGCGCGACTTAAACTGTGAGCGCCTAAAGAACGCCAAAACACTCTACGATATGGGCATGAAGGTAGCTGCTGTGTCGGTATTGTGCCAAGACCTACGGGTATTTGATGCCATGATTATGGCTGGAACACCTTGCCCATATAATGGAATTATTGGTGCTGATGCCAAGATTGCTTGGGAGAATGATGAAGGGGAAATCCCTAAAGAGGAAGTCATTACCAAGTACGACACAAAAGAGTTTCTACTTAGTGTAGGTGGCTCAATTTTAGGTTTGCTTCTACTGCTATGATTAGGCTAGTTGTTGCCTTGCTAGCGATCTACGCGACAAGCGCCCACAGCGAGTATCTATACGGCCTGACAGGGAATATGGCAGGCATTGGACATACATGGGGCATGAACATCGGCCCCAGTGGCTCACAAAGTTTAAAGATTAACGGGGTGTTTTATCAGTACACGCCTGTTAAGAACACCGAAGATGACATGCTAGTTCATGTGCGAAACAAGCGAGTAGGTGGTGGTTACATCTTCTCAAGTACCGATGATTGGAGTGGGCTGCAAGGCGGCATACCCATTACTAAAGGGTTTGTTATAGATAACCTGCCTATAGAATTGTGGGGTGATGGATCGATTGATATTGAGGGTACAGGATCGGTTGTTGATGCCAATGTAATTTACAGCTACAAGTATAACAACGACTGCCTAACGCCTATGTCAGACCCCTCTTGCTCTGGTTATATTGATGCAGTGCTGTCAATGATGGGCGAAAGTAAGGTTGAGGTTTACGACCCGTTAGCAGATGAAAACATAGCTGATGTAATTGATGATAAAGCCGAGTTAGATGAGGATGTTCAGCAAGAAGATGAAGAGAAGGCTGAAGCGAAAGACAGGTTGCAGCGCATGTTAAGCGGAGTCAATGACTCAATCCTTTACGCAAATGTAAGCTCTCAAAATCTTTTAATGTTTGCAATGTCTCGTAACAATAATCTAAACCCTTATTACGATAAGAAGTTATCTGGCGGTACCTACAAAGAGACAGTTGTTCTTGATGGCGGTCAACTACCCGATAACAAGAAGGGCGCTAGAGCAGGACTAGCCCAGCAGATATTGCATACCAAGATGGTAAGTATGCAGTATGAACCAACGGAGTAACGCATGAAAAAGGTACTAATAGCGAGTCTAATACTTGCACCACACATAGCATACGCAGCAGACACGCCCATTGTAGGCAATGTCCAGACTCGCTGCCTTATCACGACTGACACCAATGGTGTGTTTGGTAACCCCTTGCCGAGCAAGTTAAGTACAGCCTCAGCGGATGGAGGCGTGGTGCCCGTTGTTCGATACGATGTAACTCTTGCAGATGCGTACCTCGCTAAAGTAACAACACCTACCGGATTCAGCACAAGCCCCTCATTATCTGATTCCGTAACGTGGACCGGCTCAACAGCAGTGAGCAAAACGTCTGATGCGGCTATGTCTGGCTATGAAGCCGCCAAAGTCACCTATGGATCTACGACTCAGTTTGACTTAACAAAGGCAGGCTCTACGTGGTTCTCGTCTACCGCTACAGCAGTGTACGGCGTTAGTAAATCATTTCCCGGTGGCAGTTATACAGCCATCGTATTGGCTGAATGCATTGCTAAGTAATATGAAGGCCATGCTGCTACTCGCGCTGCTTCCGTTTGGCAGTGCAGCAGCTCATGAGATGACGCCGACGTATCCGACTTTTAGTGAGTCGTTTATGGCGGGGATTTCCGTTACGACGCTGAACATTTTCAATAAGCGAACGGACGTCTCTTATTATGAGATAGGGGTGTTTACTGAAGAGTGGGGGCCAGTCCCTTTTGTATCCCAGTACACAGTTATACCGATGGAATATTTAGACACGGTTGCATTCGATGTCTACGTCAGCACCCTCTCACTTAACTCTGTTGAGTACATTTGTTCGGTGTCACAAGTACAGGCGGGGGCGACAGTATCGTCCAAGATATGTTCGAGAATTAAGTGAAAAGACTGATGATGCTAGTGTTATTGGTGAGTACGCCTGTACTTGCGAATAACTCGCTGTCTCTGCAACTACCTAGCAGTAGTGGTAGCTACCAATCAGATAAGTTTAAGACAGGCGATCTGGATTGCTCTAATGCCATAGGTGGCACGATCAACCTAGAGTTTGGTGTAACGGGCATCATTAACAATGCGACCAGCCTGTGGTCTAGCTCTAGTGCATTGCCAAAGTCAAAAGACCTTGGTGTGTTTGCTAGGATCATCATGCCATTGAATGCGCCAGAAGAGAGGATCAACTGCAACACACTTTACGAGCTAGAGTTGAGCAAAAAACGTCTTGAGATAATGAAGCTAGA